AGAAAAAAATTTTAATATTCCTAAAGTTCCTAAATTTTTGGAACCACAGAAGTGGGGGGGTAATACTAGGCCCCCCACAAAGCCTTTTTTATAGTCAGTAAGGCAAATTTATTGGATAATTATTTATTGTGACCATAATATGGTCTGGTTTCAAATTTCACGAAAATCGTAAAAGTTCAAAGGGGGTATATCATGAATTTTTTCAAAAAAACTCAAAATATGGAATTGCAAGGTTCTGAATCACGTTCCGCTCGCTACCGCGAGCTACCGCTGAACCCTCCGTCCGCGAAACGCGGAGCCTCGGGGGTCCGCTGACGTGGGGCCTTCGGCCCGACCTTGAGAAGCCTTCGGCCTAACGAGATTCGGCCATTTAATTATCAGTATAATACCAGCGCATATTGTAAACAAGAGTTGCGCCAGTTCCAAGTAGTGTATCACCATCACTACAAGTAGCAATCAGATAGATTTGATTTTTAGTAGTTACCGTAGTGGTATCACTTACATACTTTTGATGTAAGTTAAATTTAAGTGGAATCTTTTTCTGAATATAAGATATTCCAGAACCAACACTATCTTGTTTCAAATCAAGTGTCATACATTTAATAACTCTAAAAGACCCAAAATATTCTGGGTCTCGATTTGAATAAAAGTCTCTGCGTCCAGAGAAAGGATTAACCTCCAACAACTGTTGAGTAGAAATGGTAGCACCAGTAGCTGATGAATTATCGGGACGATTAATTAACCATAATTTAATTTTCAAATCATTAATACAATTTGCTTGTTGAGCAAACTGAATGTCAAGACAACCACTAACTAACTTAATAGATTGACCAATTCGCTCTCCTTGAGCGATACCCTCCGGGGGCGTAGGTGTAATAGGAGCTGCATAAAAGTTATCATTTCCAGCACCATTTTGCTTAGCAAAGTTTGTAACAGTTAGAAGAGTGTTATCATAACGCTTCTTTTCAATGTTAACGAGATGCTTAAGCATCTTAACATCAGCCATGATATTTTTCATATTAGGTCCTCCTTTTTTAACGTATCTTTTCTTCAAATACTTCTTGCCTTTTTTGTAAGCACGCTTTGCAGCTTTTGTAAATGCCATTTATAAATTATATATGGAATTTATTTTATTTCTAACACAGAAGTGATACGACGTTCTATTTGTGCTAATTCGTTACCACACCAAAAATGGTCGGGAGGGAATTCACATGTAATGTAAATATAAGGGGAATCAATCTGAACATAACTACCTTTAACTTGACCTTGATATACATATCTGTCAAGTATTCTTAATAATGTCCGATACGGAATATTATTATCGAAATCATCAATTATAATTGCTTCTTGTTGATTGTAATTATCCCACCAAGGAGTTCCATCCTTAATATAGTGGGACGGGTGTTTTTCTATACAATAACGGGTTTTACCAGTTCCAGCTTTTCCCCAACGCCAAATTACTATTGGCGGAGCAGTTCGAGGTTTCATAACTGCATTAAACATTTTTTCTAAAGAACGAGAGTATCTTAAATACATTTCGGGGTATTCAAACATCAAATCTTCTAAAGTGATTTGTTTGTTTTTAATCTTATCGGTCATTTCTTTCAAATCCGTTCGAAAACCTTGACCAACACTAGGAGTGCCAACTTCATAAACACCAGTATGGTCTTTACTACAATAAGTTTGATTCTGTAAATCAGAACCACTAGCTAAAATTAATTTAGCACGAGGGATAGTTTTCTTCATTGCGTCAAAAGAACGTCCATCTTTAAAGTGGACGTATCCTTGTAAATGTGGAGTGCCGGTAGTCGGAGCAACCTCTTCTCCAAATATGCCATAAAGGCAGTCCTTTAAAAGAAATTTACATTGATGAATTTCTCCTAAAGAATAATTATTAATTACAAAACACCATGCACGATGTTTTCCCTCAATCCGTTCATTTTCCATTTATACTATATAAAAAGAAAAAAATTTTAATATTCCTAAAGTTCCTAAATTTTTGGAACCACAGAAGTGGGGGGGTAATACTAGGCCCCCCACAAAGCCTTTTTTATAGTCAGTAAGGCAAATTTATTGGATAATTAT